AGATCTTGATAGAAACTCTGATACCTTCAAAGAAGCAGCAAAGAAATCTCAACTACTTAGTAAAGAAATAGAAAAGATAAACAATGAGGTAGAAGGCTTTAATTTAGATGATAAACTACAAGCAGCAGATGGTGCTGCAAAAGTATTTGGTGGATCACTAGCAGCAGCAGTAGGTACACTAGGTACTTTAGGTATAGAATCAGAAGCCTTTGGTGAGTTTGAACAAAAAGCTGCATCTGCCATTGCAGTAGGTTTAGGTATTAAAGATGTATCAGAAGGTTTTGGGCAAGTAGCATTAGCAGCTAAAAAATCTGGTATTGCAACTAAGTTATTTGGTACAACAACTAAAAGAGCATTGGTAGCTACTGGTATAGGTGTATTTGCTGTTGCTCTAGGTGCTATAGTAAACAATTGGGATAGTATTACAAAGGCAGTAAAAAGATTTGCTAATAATGTACCTTTTATTGGTAAAGCAATAGATGCAGTAAAAGATACATTTAATAATTTATTTGATGCTGCAAGGCCTGTACTAGAGTTCTTAGGTATACTACCAGATGAAGCAGAAAGAGCAGCAATAGAAACCAAAAAAGCAGTAAGCAATACAATATCTGAATTAGAAAGAGAGATTGCAATAGCACAAGCTGCTGGTGCAGAAGCAGAGAAAATATATGCACTTAGAAAACAACTTATAGAAGCAGAGTTACAACAACTAAAAGATAGCAATGCAGAGAAAGAAGATATATTTAAAAAAGAAACTGAGTTACTAGCCTTAGAAGCAGCAGAGCAAAAAAGGATTAGAGATGGTAAAGTAGATACAGTTAAAAGAGAAAAGGTACAAACTGTAAATACAATAAAAGCCACAGGTGTACAAGAGGTAGAAACAGAAAAAGCTACAGGGCAACTAAAACTAGATACCAAAGCAGAAGAGATTGCTCAAAGAGAAAGATTAATACAAAGTGATATTATAAACCAACAAAAACTAGATGCAGCTAGACAATCTTCTTTAGATAATGTTATTGCCATAGCAGGTGCAGAAACTGAGGTAGGTAAAGCAGCATTGGTAGCAAAACAAGCTATTGCAGCACAAGAGTTGGTACAAGAGGTAAGTAAAACTATTGCTTTTTCTTCACAAGCAGCAGCAAGAAGTACAGTAGCAGTTGCAGAGGGTACAGCACAAACAGCTAAAGTTGGGTTTCCACAAAACATACCTTTACTTATAGGATATGCAGCACAAGCAGCAGGAATTATAATGGCTATAAAATCTGCAGTAGGAGCAGCAACAGGTGGAGCAAGTGCAGTAGGTGGTACAGGTGGTGGAGGTATGACTCAAGCACCAGCTTTTAATATAGTAGGAGCTGCACCAGAAAACCAACTTGCACAAGCAATAGGAGAGAATAATCAAAAGCCAGTTAAAGCATTTGTGGTAAGTAGTGAGGTATCAAATCAACAAGCCTTAGATAGAAAAATAGAAACAGGATCTTCAATAGGGTAACAAAAACTTAAAATTATTATTGTATTAGTATGGACATTATAGAACTTTTTATTGATGAGAATGATGATGTTTCTGGAATTGAGGCAGTATCCATAGTGGAGAACCCAGCAATTGAAGAGGACTTTATAGCATTAAAAAACCAAGAGTTTAAATTTGCAGAAGTGAACAAAGAGAAGAGAATCCTTATGGGTGCTGCTCTTATTCCAAACAAACCTATCTATAGAAAAAGTGGTGATAAAGATTATTACATTTACTTCTCAAGAGATACAGTAAGAAAAGCTAGTGAGTTATTCTTTATAAGAGGCAACTACAATAAATCTACCTTAGAGCATGGTAAAGCACTAAGTGGTTTAGTAGCAGTTGAATCTTGGTTAGTAGAAGATCCCAAAAAAGATAAGAGTGCAGCTTATGGTATGGAGATGCCTATAGGTACCTGGATGCTTTCAATGAAAGTACAGAATGATGATGTATGGGAGAACTATGTAAAAACTGGTAAAGTAAAAGGTTTCTCTATAGAGGGGTACTTTGCAGATAAGATAGAAAGGCCTAATGAGCCAAATAAACTAGCTGAGTGGGAAGAAGAAGAAGCAGAGTACTTACTTTCTGAGATGAAGGCTATAATAAAAAAAGATAACAGATATAAAAAGGGTACTACTATAGAAATGGAATCTTATAGAGATTACCCAGATGCTGTAAAGAACAATGCTAAAAGAGGTATTGAACTAAATGAAAAAGTAAACAACAAATGTGCAACACCAGTAGGTAAGATAAGAGCCCAACAATTAGCACAAGGTAAACCTATAAGTGTAGAAACTATAAAAAGAATGTACAGCTACTTATCAAGAGCTGAGGAGTATTATGATCCTTCAGATAATGAGGCTTGTGGTACAATTAGTTTTTTGCTTTGGGGAGGTTTGTCAGCAAAAAATTGGAGTGAATCTAAGCTAAGAAGTTTAGAGATGTTAGCAGAGATAGGTGAAAGAGGTGGTGTAAAAAAAAGCCCTAAAGCACCTAAATCAGATACCCCTAATAAAAACCCAAAAGGAGAAGGTACAGCAAAGGGTGATGCTTCTACAGGTAGAGGTGCAAAAGTATCCAAAGAAGATGAGGCTACTTTACAAAAGAAATCAGATGAGTTTAATGAAAGGTACAAAGATAAGCTAGGGTATGGTGTTACAATAGGAAAACTAAAAGCAGTATTCCAAAGAGGTTTAGGTGCATTTAATGTTTCACATTCACCAACAGTAAACAATCCAAGCCAATGGGCTTTTGCAAGAGTAAATGCTTTTCTGTACCTAGTAAAGAATGGTAGGCCTGAGAATAAAAAGTATACTGGTGATTTTGATTTATTACCAGCTAAACATCCTAAAGCACCAAAATGAAAGCATACAATGAGAAAGCACCAAGCCCTAAAGATGATAGAAGGGGATGCTTATGCCCAGATGGTACATACTCAAGAAAGTGCTGTGATGGTAGTTTCCAAGCACAAGGTATAGGATCAATTACTAAAACACATTATATTTTGTATACAGAAGATAGAGAGCCTATAGTACAAGAAAACACAAATAAACTATTCCAATAATGGCAGATAAAAAAATAAGTGAACTAACAACAGCTACTACATTAACAGGAGCTGAACAAATACCTTTAGTACAATCAACAACTACTAAAAAAACTACAGTAGCAGATATTACAAATAAACTAATAGTGGTATCTAAAACAGCAACTGCTAGTGAGGCAGTAGATTTAAGTGGATCTACTTATACAAATGCACATCTAATCAAACTTACTTGGAGTGGTGGATCTGGTACAGCAGTATATACTTTACCAACAGCAAGTAGTAGTACAAACAGAATTTTAAGATTTATATCTGATAGTACTTTTGCTTCCAATACCCATGTAGATATAACACCAGCTTCTGGTGATGATTTAGATGGCAGTACAAATGCTTATAGAATTAATAAAGCCTTTGAAGGTGTTGCTATATGGAGTGATGGTACAGAGTGGTTTATAATTCAAAAGAAAGCATAAAAATCTAACAACTTAATATTTAATTTATTGTAATAATATGAAAGCAACAGAAGTACTTAAAAAAGCAAAAGAGCTTCTCTCTATTGAAACAGAAGAAGTTACACTAGCACAAGCTACTCTTGAAAATGGAACTGTAATAGAAGCTGAATCTCTTTCAGAAGGGCAAGAAGTTTTTATTGTAACAGAAGATGAAAAAGTAGCTTTACCTGTAGGTGAGTACACTTTAGAAGATGGCCAAATTCTTATGGTAAAAGAAGAAGGTATTATTGCATCAGTAGGTGCAGCTAAAGAAGAAGAACCTGCTGAGGAGGATTTATCAGAAGAGCAACAGCTTGAAGAAGATGATAAAGAAGAAATGAAATATGCTACTAAAGAGGAGTTATCAGAAGTTAAAGAGATGATTGAAGAAATCAAAGCTATGATTGACAAAAAAGAAGAGATGGCCTCAGAAGTAGTAGAAGAAGAAGTAAAAGCAGAGGAAGAGCCTAAAGAGGAACTATCTGCAGTACCTAAAGTAAAACACAATCCAGAAAAAGAAACACAAAAAGAAGTTTTCTTATATGGTAAGAAAAGTGGTACAACAACTTTAGATAGAGTATTAAGTAAAATTTCTAATTAATAATAAAAATGGCAACAACAATTTCAAATGATGCTACCAGAATTTTTAAAAAGGTAGAGAGCTTAACAGGAGATAAAACTCTTGTAGGTGCTGATAGTGGTAAAGTATTTATACTTAATGCTACAGGTGGAGGTACAGTAATATTACCTTCTCTAAAATCAGGATCAAACTTCAAATTTATCATTGGTGCTACAGAGCCTACTACAAATTGGATTGTAGACTCAGCAGAAGGTGATAACATTGATGGTATCTTAGTGGTAAATGGTGCAAGTGTAGCTGCTGTAGAAGAAGATCAAATTAACTTTGTAGCTTCTACTGCTGTTGCAGGAGACTATATAGAACTTGAGTGTGATGGATCAAACTGGTTTGTGAATGGTGTAGGAAGTGCAGCAGGAGCAATTACAGCTACAGATCCTAGTTAATAATTAAAAAATAAATAGATAAAAAATGGCAACTACGCAAACTATATCCACAAGCTACTCAGGTGAGAGTGCATCTAAATATGTTGCAGCAGCTTTATTAAGTGGTGTAACCATTGAGAATGGTGGTATTGAAATTATGCCCAACATTAAATTTAAAAGTGTTGTGCAGAAACTAAGTGTTGATGATGTAATTAAAGATGCATCTTGTGACTTTGATCCTACATCAACTGTAACAATTTCTGAGAGAATAATTCAACCAGAATTTCAACAAGTAAATTTACAACTTTGTAAGAAGGATTATATCAGTACATTTATGGCACAAGAGATGGGATTCTCTGCACATAATGATTTACCTTCTAACTTTGCAGATTTCTTGATTGGTCATGTTGCAGCTAAAGTAGCTGAGAAAACTGAGCAAAACATCTGGAGAGGTGCTACTGCTAACAATGGAGAATTTGATGGATTAACTACTTTAATGG